GCCCGAGCAGGCCGATGCCGTGAACGAGCAGGAGCAGGAGGACTGAGATGGCGATTCAGCTGAAGGTCGAGTGCCGCAACGCGCGTCTCGACGCGATCGAGGTCTACGGCAGCACGAGCTGCGCGCTTCAGGTTTTCACAGGTGCCCAGCCCGCCGACTGCATCACCGCGAACAGCGGGACCATGCTCGTGAGCATGAACCTGCCGGCTGACTGGATGGCCGCTGCCGCGACGGGTGCGAAGGCGAAGGCGGGCACGTGGTCGGGCACGGCTGCCGCCGGCGCTGGCGCGACGCCGGGCCACTTCCGGATCTACAACTCGCAGGCCACGAAGGACGCCACCACGTGCTTCATCCAGGGCTCGTGCGCGATCGGCTCCGGAGACATCAACTTCGACGGGACGATCACGAGCGGCCAGACCGTGACGATCTCGACCTTCACGCTCACGGACGCTAACGCCTAGTAGCTGATGGCGAAGCCGGGGCAGTTCGACAGCGAGTACAGCAAGGCCGGCCTCTTCGGTGAGGGGCAGGACGCGGGCGGGCAGTTCTCGTCCGAGTTCACCTCCACCGCGGCGGCCGGTCCCACTGGCTCGCTGGCGGCGACCCTCGGCGCGCTCGTCCTGGCCGCGACGTGCGCGGTCGGGGTAGCGGGGGCCGCGACTCCGACCCTCGGGGCGCTCACGTGCTCCGGTGCCGCGACCGTTGCGGTCACTGCCTCTTCGGCTCCGACGCTCGGCGCGCTCACCGCCTCGGGTACGGGAGCCGTTGCCGTCAGCGGTGTCCTGTCGTCTCCGCTCGATGCTGCGACCTGCTCGGGCAGTGCAGCGGTCACATGGCCGACCGGGGCGCTCGCGCAGCATCTTGGAGCCCTCACCGGGGCCGGCACCGGGGCCGTCTCGGTCGCGGGGGCCGGCGCTCCCTCGCTGGGAGTCCTGACCGCCTCGGGGGCCTCCGCCGTCGCCGTCTCGGGCTCGGCCGCTCCCACACTCGGAGCCCTGACGTCTGGTGGAATGGCCGCGGTAGGGGTCGCCGCCACATCCTCGCCCACACTGGACGCGCTCACGCTCTCCGGCGCTGGGGCGGTCACAGCCGGCCCGCCGGCGACAGGCGCGCTCACGGCCTCTCTCGGGACTCTGACCGCGAGCGGCAGCGCAGCCGTCTCGGTCGCAGGTGCGGGTGCTGCGAGTTTCGGAGCCTTGACTGGCTCCGGAACTGCCGGCGTGGCCGTCTCGGGCGCGGCGTCCCCTACCCTCGCGGCGCTGACGGCGACCAGCACGGGCGCGGTAGGGGTCACGGGCGCTGCTACGCCTGCCCTGGGGGCCCTGACGCTCTCGGCCACGGCGTCCGTGCTCAACGGCCCAGCCGGGGTACTGAGCGCAACCCTCGGCGCGCTGACCGCCTCGGGCACGAGCACAGTCGCGGTGGTAGGCGCTGGATCGCCCCCGCTCGGGGTGCTCACCGCCTCCGGGAGCGGGACGGCCCCGATCAGAGCCTCGCTCGCCCAGAGTCTCGGCAGCCTGACGGCGAGCGGTACCGCGGCCGTCACGACCCGCCAAGGGGCCCTCGCTCAGACCCTGGGTGCCCTGACCGGCTCAGGCACCGGAGCAGTAGCGATCGGGGCGGCCGGGACGCCGACGCTGGGGGCACTGACGGCCTCGGGCGCGGCAGCCGTGCCAGTCTCCTCCGCCGCCTCGCAGCCCCTGGACGCCCTGACGTGCAGCGGCTCTGCGGGCGTGGCAGCGGTAGGCGCCGCCGCACCATCGCTGGGCGCCCTGGCCTGCGCGGGCAGCGGATACGCCCTGAGCGGTGTCTCGGGCAATCTGACGCAGACGCTGGGGGCCCTCACTGTCGCCAGCAACGCCATATCGCAGATTTCATACGTCGTCGCGGCCCGCCCGGGAGCCTCGCTCTACGCGACCAACATCCCGATCAGTCAGCATGCGACCGCGCTAACGGCTTCGGCGGCCGCGACTCGGCTAGTCGCTAGTCAGCATGACGCCGTCCTGACGGGCTCGCGCTACGCGACGCGGCTGCGGGAGTTCATCCCTACACTGCTTGCTACTGGAATCGGATTCTTGGGCGGAGGCCCTCTATGAACGTATTCTACTTGAAGTACCGCGACACGATGCCGATCCTCGAGGTCGTGCTGCACGATCCTGCGCCAATTGGCAGTCCGGTGGGTACCCTTGGTCCCGTACACGATCTGACCGGATCTACTGCGTGGAAGCTGCATATCCGGAGGCCGGACGGCGTTATCATCACGCGGTCCATGACGAAGGTGGGCCTGGATGCCGCGGGAACGCTTTCCTACGCCTGGCTCTCGACGGACTGGGATGCGGTGACTGGACTTGTCTGCGGTCCGGCGATTCCTCTTGCTCCTTCGGCTGTCGAACATACGATGGAGTACGAAGTCCTCGGACCCGCTACTGCACGGTTGACCTTTCCGAATGGTGGGTGGGATGTGCTGCGCATCATTTCTGACATTGGACAAGGCTGAGCAGACGCTCATCAAGGAGTAGCACATGCCAGTTAATACGCCGTGCGCTGGATATAACAAGTTCATCGAGCGTTGGACCCGCGGACGAGACTGCTACGATGGTTCGGATGCCGTCAAGTCCAAGGGCGATGCCTACCTGCCCAAGTTGGACAGTCACCGGCAGACGACTCCTGGGCTGATGAACCCGAAGTCCACGAAGTACGAGGAGTACAAGCTTCGTGCGCTCTTTTACAACGCGGTGGGGCGTACGGTCGATGGACTTGCGGGCGCGATCTTTCAGCGTGAGCCCAACGTCAAATTGCCCACGGTGGCGAAAGACATCGTGGACGACATCACTCTGACGGGTGTCACGCTCGAGCTGTTCGCGTTGCACGCCACCCGCGAGGTACTCTGCCCTGGGCGATACGGAATTCTCGTGGACATGGCGGCAGATGAGAAGGACAAGAAGCCAGGCACGGCCACGACCAACCGGCCGTACTGGGTGGGGTACCGCACTGAAGACATCGTGGCGTGGCGACAGGAGCGCCTCGGTGGTGACGAGACCGTCACACGGATCGTCTTGAGGGAAAGCTATGAGAAGCCAGACCCGAAGGACGCATTCGTTTCCAAGACGCACGAGCAGTATCGCGTCCTCGAGCTGAATGACGGCGTGTACACCGCCTCGATCTGGCGGCGTCCGCGTGGTGATGACGGCGACTTCATCAAGCAGCAGGATCTCGCGCCGACTCGACGTGGTGAGAACATCCCTTTCATCCCGTTCATCTTCATCGGCCCGACGACGGTCGATGCTGATCCGGAGAAGCCGCCGCTCGATGACCTCGTGAACGTGAACCTGTCACACTACCGAACGCAGGCCGATCTCGAGCACGGCCGGCACTACACTGCGCTACCGACGCCGTGGGTGGCGGGTGTAGTGGGTGGGAATGAATCAGCCCCACTCGCGCTGGGTAGTGGCACGGCGTGGATCCTCGAGAAGGACGGCAAGGCGGGGATGCTCGAATTCTCGGGTGCTGGGCTCAGTTCGCTTGTTACGGCGGACCAGGACAAGCGTAAGATGATGGCGACGTTGGGTGCTCGACTCCTTGAGGACCAACCCTCGACAGCCGAGACGGCAATGGCTGTGAGCATGCGTCATGCGGGCGAGCACGCCACGCTGCGCACGGTCGCACAGGCCATCGAACAGTCCATCACCATGGCGCTGCAGTGCACGTGTTGGTGGATGGGTTCGGACAAGCTGCCACGTGAGGTGGACGCGGGCATCGAGTTCAACAAGGACTTCTTCGCTGTGCGCATGAACGCGCAGGACATGCAGTCGCTTGTATCTGCGTTGCAGGCTGAAGCGATTTCATTCGCTACGTTCTACGCGGCGCTGCAGCGTGGAGAGATCGCTCGACCGGGTGTCACAGCTGAGGAAGAGATGGCGTCAATCAAGAAGACGGGCGAGATGTTCAAGAAGCAGCCGGAAGCGGCACCTGGTGCAGTAGGGCCCAATGGTGAATCAGAGTTGGAAGAGGACGACCAGCCCGTCCCGCCCAAGGGCCAGGTCCCGCCCAAGGGCCAGGTCCCGCCCAAGGGCCAGGTCCCGCCCAAGGGCCAGGTCCCGCCGATCCCGCCCAAGAAGGGCTAGGTGATGAACAAGAATCATCCGGTCCTCCCTGAGTCTGATCGGTTTGAACCACGACTCAAGCGCGCCATCAAGCGCGCTGCGCTGAAGATTCGTGCTGGCATCGATCACCGGGCGTTGGCTCGAGCCATCGGTGACAAGGATGTGCGCGCGGCGTTGGCTACGTTGCCCGATGTCGCTGATATGTTTGAGCCGATGAGGGGCATCATCAGAGACGCGGTGTTGCGTGGCGGACGCGTCTCAGAGCAGGTGATCCGTGGCCGACGTTAGGTGGGCGTTCAACGGCAAGAACGAGAGTGCTCAGCGGGCTGCTGAAAAGATGGCGGCCAAGACCATTGAGGGTATCACGGTTGAGACTGAGAAGTCGATCCGTGCTGTCATCGTTCGTTCGATTCGTGACGGCATCCCACCGCTCCAGGCTGCCGACATGATCTCAGGAATCCTCTCCTCGAGTGGTGAGATGGCGGGTGGTCTCGCGGGACTCAACTCGATGCAGTCACAGGCGGCGATGGACTACCGTGATCAGCTTGAGGAGTCTGGACTCAAGGAGAGCCGAGTTCAAGAGCTCTTTGAGCGGTATGTCGATGGTAAGCTTGATGACCGTGCTGAGACCATCGCTCGGACTGAGATCATGGACGCGCTCAATGAGGGCATCATGGAGGGCGCTCGACAGGCGCAAGACGCCGGGCTTTTAACCTCACCTGTGAAAGAGTGGATCGCCACGGGTGATGAGATCGTGTGTGAGGAATGTGCGGGGTTGGACGGCGTTCAACTCCCGTATGAAGAGATGTTCAACGTCAGTGGTGAAGAGATGGAGGGTCCACCCGCTCACCCGCGCTGTCGGTGTACGATAGCGATCACTGAGAGCGAAGAGACGACACAACTCTCCAATGAAGAGTCTTAGTGCATAAAATCGTTGACAATACGGTAAACCTGTTGTATAGTGGAGGATAGATGAAAGCTGTGGTGACGGACATCAATTCGATCCCCGAGCCTGTGCGTGGAGAGTACGAGGAGAAGGACGGCGCGTTCTATCTCCGACTCGAGGGCACTCCGGGGTTCGTGCCGGCGGTAGAGCTGGCGACGACCAATGAGAAGTTGGCAGAGTTCCGCAACAACAACGTCTCGCTCTTGAAGGAGAAGCAGCAGCTCGAGCTTCGGCTGAAGTCGCTCGAGGGTATCGATCCCATCGAGTACTCCAAGACGAAGAAGGAGATCGAGGAGCTGCGTGCACGACCGCAGGCGCCCGACGTGCAGCGTGCGGTCGACGCGGCTGTGGGGCCGATCCAGTCTCGCCTGGACGAGATGGCCCGACGTGAGCAGGATGCGCAGGCCAAGGCGGCGGCGGCAGAGGCGCGTGCGGCGCAGAAGCAGCTTGAGAGTGAGCTGCAGACCGTGGGCTCGCGCTTGGGTATCTTGCCAGAGGCGATGACGGACTACGTTCGGCGCGGCACTGAGACGTTCATGATGGAGAACGGGGCGCCGGTGGCGAAGCGCAACGGCGTGCCGGTCTTCAGCAGACTCAAGGGCAATCAGCCGTTGAACGTGGAAGAGTGGGCGACCGACCTCGCGCAAGAGGCACCGCACCTCTTCCGGGCTTCCACGGGTGGTGGCGCTCCCGGCTCGCGAGCAGCGGGCAGTGGGAACGGGGCCGTTCCCGCGCGTGTCATCAAGAACGATCTCCTCGAGATCGGCAAGAACCTCGAGGACGTCGCGTCAGGGAAGACGCGCATCGACGGTTGGCAGTGAACCGGTCTGGCGGCCGGGTGTTCTTGACGTAGAGGATGCCGTAAGTCGTTAAACCGGCGTGGGCGACGCGCTCTAGTAAGTCGCCGCGGTGACCGAGACCCGAGGTCCTCGGAGGCTGAGCCACGGAGTGGCCGAATCAAGAAGCTTTGAGGAGGCCATTTCGTGGCAAACACCAACACACTCACGTACGTCATCCCGCAGCTGCTGGCCCAGGGCCTGCTCGCGCTGCGGCAGATGGCGATCATGCCCCGGTTCGTGAACCGCGGGTACGAGGTCCTCGCGGGCGAGAAGGGGAGCACCATCGACATCCCCATCCCGTCGGCCATCGCCGTCAACCAGGTCTCGCCGTCCTACGTCCCGCCGGACGACACGGGCGTGGCGCCCACCAAGGTCAGCATCGCGCTCGACCAGTGGTGGGAGGCCCCGTTCTTCCTGTCCGACCAGGACATGCAGAACTCGATGGACGGCACCATCCCGATGCAGGCGACCGAGGCCGTCAAGGCCATCGCGAACAAGCTGGACGTGGATCTCATCACGCTCTACAAGGAGGTCTACGGCAACGCCGGGACGCCCGGCACCACGCCGTTCTCCACCGACCTGAGCGAGTTCCTGCTCGCGGACCAGGTGCTGAACGACCAGCTCTGCCCGCCCGACAACCGCGTGTGCGTCATCAACGCTCGCGCCAAGGCAAACGCGATGGCGCTGCGGGCGTTCCAGGACGTGGCGTGGCGCGGCGACGCGGCCGGCATCACCAACGGCCAGATCGGCGAGAAGCTCGGTGCGATGTGGACGCTCGACCAGAACCTGCTGCAGCACACCAGCGGCACGTACCCCGGCACGGGCTACACCGTCAACGGCGTGAACGCCGCCAACCAGACCACCCTGAACATCTCGGGTGGCGCGCAGGGCACGCTCACCGTGGGCGACCTCATCAACATCGCCGGCTGGGACCAGTGGTACACGATCGTCTCGACCACGGGCGCTGGCACGGTCACGGCCGCGGTGGTCTCGCCGAAGCTGGTGGCTGCCACGTCCGGTTCGGAGGTCATCACCAAGAAGGGCACGAACGCGCAGAAGTACCGCGTCAACCTGCTCTTCCACCGCGACGCCTTCGCGCTCGCATCCCGGCCGTTTTCGGCCGCGGACCCGATGGGCATCGGTTTCTTCCAGTCGGCCGTGGACCCGATCTCCGGGCTCACGCTCCGACTCGAGGTGACCAGGCAGCACAAGCGGACGCGCTTCTCGTACGACATCCTGTACGGCGTGAAGACCGTCCGGCCCGAGCTCGCGAGCCGCATCATCGGCGAGTAGTCGTCCGCGCACGCGCAACCCCTTGCGTGAGGGGAGGGAACCTCCTCCCCTTACGCGAGATCGGTGAACCCGACAGCGTAAGGAAAAGGAGACTCAC